TGCGGGTGAAAATCTTTTCTTATTTCAAACATAATCATTTTTCCTACCCGCATTCATAGTATATTAAATATTTCTATACTAGGTGTGCGGGTGAAAATCTTTTCTTATTTCAAACATAATCATTTTTCCTACCCGCATTCATAGTATATATATAAAAATAATTCTAATAAAAATAATATATTATAATAATATATATAATGGCTGTTAATCTTGTTCCTGATAAATTAAATCTTACCGCTGGGGCTGGTGCTGGAAATACTTTTCAAATTCTTCAAAATACCGCTGATGCTAATGTGTCTATAACTGCTGGTGCTAATGCTTATGTTGATTTCGTTCCTGAATTAAAATGTTCTTCGACTGCTGGTATTACTGCTAGTGCTGGAGATGTTCAATCATATGACGCAGTTGGATCTAAAACTTATTCTCTTAATACTGTTGCTAAAGTTCAAACAACAATGGCTGGACAAATAGCAGATATTATATCAGTTCTTAATACTGCTTTCGGTCTTTCATTATCTTAAAATATATATAATAAATTTATCTAATATTATATATATATGTCTCTTATTCCTCAAAAATTAAATTTACAAAATGGAAATAATATATTTACAATTAATAACGACGCGACCGCTTTACAGTTATATAATAAATATGAATTACCTAATGCTACACCTTCAACTAATCAGGTTATGATTTGGGGTTCTGGCGGTGTTCCATCTTTTACAACATTAAATAGCGATGCGAATCAGATTTTCGTTTCATCGGTTTCAGGTAATGATACTAATTCAGGTAATATATACGCCCCATTATTAACAATAGGACAAGCTTTAACCTTAGCTAATTCCATTTCTGATAGTAATGTAGTTGTAATTTCTATAATTGGTAATTTTACGGAAGATATAACTATAACTCGTTCTAATACTGTTTTATCTGGCGTTGAAAATACCCCCTTATCTGCTACTATAAATGGACAAATTTTAATAAATGCAGTTGGTGTTTCTTCTGTTTCTGGTGTATGTAGTTTAACGAATTTGTTAATTAATGGAGGTATTACTCAAACTCAATCTAATATTTATCCAAATACATTAGCTATTAATGATTGTATTTTAGCTCCACCAACAGGAAAATCTGCCTATGTTTCAAATGGTTCAACTGCTGGAGGAACTATTGCTATAGCTGATTGTTCAATGACTGCCTGTTCTATTTATAACTCAGATTTAACATCAATTCAATTAAATACATCGGCTCTATTTTTAACTCAAACAAATATTTTAAATAATCCATTATTAGCAAATACTACAAATAGTTTTATAACTGTCTCAGGTTCAGGACGATTAAATTTATTTGGTGTCTTGATAGTCCAAGGGTCAACATCGTCAACCGTTCAACCTATTATAAGTATAAACAATTCGGCTAATGCTACGTCTGCATCAACTATTCAAAGTTCAACCATTCAATATACATCCGCTACATCTGATGCTGGAACTGGTTTAAAATGTTGTATTAGATTTAATAATGCTAGTTCTGCTAATACATATAATTTAATAAATAATGTTTTTATTTGCCAAGGAGCAACAACTACCAACGGTTCGGCTGGTCAGTTCTTAGTAGTTCAAAAAGCACAAGCGGGAGCTGTTGCTATTAATTATTTTGGTAATTGCGGTGGCTCAACTGCTAACCATTTTCCTAATGCTGGTTCTGGTTTAACTAAGACCGCTTTTATTGCTGTAAGTTAAAAATATATATTATAAAAATTATAAAAAATAAAAAATAAAATATTTAGTAATTATATATATAAATGTCTGCTAATATCTTTGTTCCAAATGATTATTATACTATTTACTGTAATAAAGTCGTTCAATCTGGAGAAAGCCCTGTCGGTGGTGCTTCATATCTTTCTGTCACTGGTTCTAGTGCTAATGCTGTTCTTCCTAGTTCTTCGGGAGATGTTAAAGTTGTTTTCGGTGCTACTTCAACTGCTGGAGCTGATAGTGCTGGAAGCCCTGATAATTGGACTTGGGACGCTGTAAATAGTCAAGTAAATATTATTAAAGGAGGTCTCTTCCTTATTACTTTTAATTATTATGTTTCTGCTTCTGGTATTAATGGCCAAGTATCTATAGCAGATAGTGCTGAACCATCTAATTTTTATCCCATGACTACTCCTATAACTGCTACCGCTCTAAATGGTGTTTTATCTTTTAGTCGTATTACTCGTCTTGCTGATGCTTCCACATTTTATTTTATTGTAAATAATCGTGCTACTGCTGGAAGTGTTAACTTAGGAACTTGTAATTTTTCATTAACTCAATTAGCTTCATAAATTATTTTCTAATTATAAATTAATGAAACCAAAAAAAATAATTGTCTACTTTTAAATAATATGTCAGAGATCCAAGCTTTAGGTTTTCCTAAGGATACTTTTAAAAAAAAAGATGTTATAGATTTTCTTTATAGACATCAAATGAAACCATTAAAGAAAATGAGAGAAGAAGGACATTATTATAGAGTTAGACTTACTGACCCTAGACCATATAAAAAATATATTACTAAAATAAGTCCTGACAATATTCATTTTATTATAGGGTTTTATTAAATAATTAATCTATTATTATTTAATGAAACAAGAAACATTTAAAAAATTTGGTTTTACTTTTAAAGCCCCATCTAAAAAGAAATTCAAAAAATATGACGTTTTCTACGACGATACATATATAACTAGTTTCGGACAATTAAAACCAGATGGAACCCCATTTAGTCAATTCAGAGACCGTATTTCATATTATTCAGATTACGATAACAACGATGAAAAGAAAAGAGCTAACTATAGGAAAAGGCATAAAAACGATAAAATAGACGATATTAGTTCGGCGGGATTCTGGAGCTGGTATATGTTATGGTAGTTAATCTATTTTTAATAATTTCACAATATTTTTCGTCTATTTCATAAGTAATAGAATTAAATCCTAAATCTTTAGCAACTTTGCTAGTTGTTCCACTACCTCCAAACACATCTATTATAGTTTGATTTTCTTTAGCTGTAGTTAATATAATTCTTTTTATTACTTCTTCGGGTATTTGACATGGATGAGCTGTTTTCTCCTTACTAACATTTTTAATCTGATTTATTTCCCACCAGTCATATAATTTAGCTCCTGTATGTCCTTTAACTATTCGAGCTTTTATTCTTTTATCTTTTAAATTTTTATATTCTTGTCGAACTTTATTAAAATCTGGTTTACATCCCCACCAGCTAATCAATCTACTTTGTTTTCCTGTATTGGAGTTATATACCCAAGATACAACCTGTTCACATTTTATTTTTAATGCTTTTGGTAGTAAATTAATTGTTTCCTCTGGATAATGTATGATTACACATGGTTTAGGAATTTTTGAAAGTAATTCTATATAATCTTCTTCATTTATAGTATCTTTATATTTATTGTATGCATATCCTTGATTATATGGCGGGTCTGTTATAGTTAAACCCTCTGGTATTTTACATTCTCTAAAATCCTTGTTTATTATTTCTAACATTTTTATTATATATTAATATCATAAAATTATTATGCTTTAATATAAGTATTCAAAGCCATATTAACACTAGTCCCCATATCTTGAGCGTCTTTCGTTAGTTCTTTCATTTCTGTTATTGGATATTTTTCGGATAGATAAGAATGTCTAAATATATTAATACTTATTTTCTTTCCAAATATCTTTTCTAAATATTGATTTATTTTAACACTATTCATTTTATTTCCTTGACTATCTGTAAATAAGTAGTCATATGGATTTAGTTTAATAAACTTTTTTAGAATCATTATTAAATCTTTTTTAGCAGATGGTAGTTCTATTATTTGTAATCCTTTAGCGTCTGAACCCTTATAACTATTGAAATATAATTTATTACCTTTTAAAAAATTATCTTTAGCAGTTATATTTTTTAATTTAAATTCTGTTAGATCCTTAGAACGTCTAGGAGCTATTAAAATACCACTAGCTAACATTAATAAAATTAAATCTTGAAATTTCATATATTGAGGTTTTGTTAATGGTGTTTTATTCCAAAATGTTTTAACTTCTTTTTTCATTTCATTAAACTTATTTAATAAATCTTCTTGACTTATCCAATTAGTAGCCTGTGTTTCTGTTTTTTCTTGTTTTAGGTTATCTTGTTGAACTTTGAGAGCTTCTTCCATCATTAATTTTTTATATTTTTTATTATGAGCGTCTGGCGTGATTGCTATCAATGCGGATAGTAATGTTTTTTTAATATTTGGTTTAACTTCTTCTAAATCTTTAATTCTATCATTTTCATTAGTAAACCATTTAATATTAAATTCTTCTTCTTTACCATATTTCTTAAATAAGTTCTTAAGAATTGATATATATGTTTTAATTGAGCTTTCGCTAATAGTTGGTTTATTTTGTTTTATAGCTTCGGTTATTAATTCTTTTTCTGACATTATATTAAAATAAACTAGATATTTATTTTAATATTAACCTTAATATTAATATTAATTTCTAATATAATATAATGTATTTAATTATTTTTACAACTAACAACGATAATGAGGATTATATAGATAGACCTAATAACATTGAATATAGATTATGTAGCACACAAGAGAAAGCAGACCAATTAGCTATAGATTTATTATATAATAATGTTAAGAATTATTTTAATGAGAAAGGAGGACATATATTATTAAATAATAGAGGTTATTATTCTATGAATAATGTTAATGATTTATTAACACTAATTAAAACTAATTGGGTAAAACATAAATTTATTTTTACTATTAAAGAACTTAAAACAGAAAGTTATATAAAACGGGGGTTAAAATATAAATTAAGTTAATCATTAACTTAATATTAGATTATTATTAATTAAAAATTTTTAATTTAGTATTAAATTAGATTAAGTTAAGCCTTAATTTTAGTTAAAATTAATTTCTAGATTAAATATATATATATATAATGTATTTTCAGCTATCTATGATTCGTTTTCCTCAATGTTGTTCAAAATATCTAATTGAAAATTTTATAGAAGATAACAAAATGAAAGATTGTTCTACTGGAGTTAATCCATTTGGAGACACTAATGTTTTATTAGTAGATAAATTAAGTTGGCGTCATTGTAATTATACGACGTTAAAATGTGGAGTTGTGTTAATATTTGAATATGGAGACGAATTTCATGAAAATACAATGAAGTTAGCCTATAGAGAAGATAGAAAATCTGAAAAAATGGATTTTGACGAATATTTAGAATATAAGATTAAAGAATGGATAAAACATAATATACATCCAAAATATATAGAGATACAAAAAAAAGAAGAAAAAAGAGAACTAAAAAAAATCCCTTTTTTTTAATTTCTAGATTATAATAATAAGATATATATTATGAATGCGGGTAGGAAAAATGATTATGTTTAAAATAAGAAAGGATTTTCACCCGCATTTATAACTCATCGATAAAATTAGGTTCAATATTGTTGGCTTTATCTTTCATAATATTAAAGTAATTAATACCACTCAATTTAAATAAGATAGGACATTTATTTCTATCCTTCTTATTAACGGTTAAATAACATCCTGACCAGTTTGAAATACATTTATCTATATAAGGATAATACATTCTAAATTTTTTACCTGCATCTAATTCGTCTTTAATATTGTCGCTAATATTAAAAATGTTTGAAATTCTTTTTTTATTCTTCTCGACATAACTAATCAAATTCTCCATATCTTCTCTTTTGATAACTGTTTCCATATCATAGGTATTATTAATTTTTAGAATCTTAACAAAATCATTAATAACATTTAATTTAAGTATATGACCCTTAATCATTTCCTTACATTTATTAGCTTCGTCGATTTCCTTCTCAATGAGTTCTATATAGCTTTTAGAATGTTTCTCGTCGTATGCTCTTTTTAGATATTGTTTTCTATGTGGATTGATAAAACTAAAAAAGTGTTTGGCTTCTTCTTCTATAGGTAGATCATCTCTTATTAATTTTTTATAATAATATTTCTCTTTTCTCATTTTATCAATAACGCTAGATTTCATTTTCTTCTCGTCTAGGATATATTTATCTATTTCACTATCTTTAATAGGTTGTAGGTCGTTATATTCTTTTACCATTTGGTCTAGCTTTTCTTTATCAATTGTCTCAAATTCTTCAATAGTTTTCTTATCTTCTTTCTTAGCTTCCTTTTTTAGTTTTGGTTTTTGTTCTACCTTCTCGTATATATAACCGCATTTATCTAAAAATTTATAAAACATCTCTTCGTAATGTGTATTAGATACATACATCTCAAACAAATTAAAATAAATAATTTCTCTTAATGGTTTTGGTGTGTCTTCCCATTGTTTAAATGTATCTATTAATATAGTTAGTATATACTGATTATTTTTATCGGTTTCAATAAATTTAGAACATTCTTCTATGCATAGATTTATCTTCTCTCTATTATAATTTTCAAAATTTTCTAAAGATAAATAATAGATGTCGTCTCTTGTCCCTTTTGTATTTCTTTTAATATTTGGTAAACAAAAATACATTTTATTTTCTTTAATATGTCTAACTCTCATAGACATCTGAAACATGTCTCTAATAGAGCAAGTAGGAGCAGTGCACAACATAAAAACATTATCAAAATCATTTGGAACACTAAAAGAACAGCCAACGGTATTAGTAGGAGTAGTCCCAACCCATTTAGCATCTTTCCAAGTTGTATTAATATTTTTAAGTGTTTCCTTAAACATTTTATCGTCTCTCTTATATCCGCCAAAATATATAATAGAATTTTTAAATAGTTCAGGAGATGATTTTTTATTAGCTTCAATACTTTCAAGAATTGATTTAGTCGATGAACATACATAAGGTTTTTTATTTGCTCTCAATTCTTCGAATAGTTTATCTTCTATCTCGTCTTGTGTAAATCGGATAGCTTCTCTCTTAATAGGACTAGTATTATTTTTAATTAATGTTATTGGTTCATTATATGATTTAATAAAATTAATTGTTCTATTAGTTAGAAAAGCATCGGCACATACTACTTTATCGGCTTTTTTGATAAGCTTATCTAATACATTGTATGAATCTAAATATTTACTTTTCATAGTTGGACTTGAGAACTGAGCTAATATAGCTTCGCTTTCGTCTAAAAATATACATTGGTAATTATTATCTATGTTTATTTTTTGTATACTCTCAACACTAATAATTAATTTTTTAGAATTATTAATAAATACCTTGTTAGGGTCTTTGTTATCTAATAAAGCATCGGTATAATTATCTATTTCCATTTCTTGGCTTATAAATAAACTAAATGAAACTCTAGGAGATATAAATAGAAATCGTTCATATCCTTTCTCTTTTATAAGTCTTTTAATAGCTGTTGTTTTACCTCGTCCAAGATATGCATATAAGATTATAAATTTATTTTCGTCTAATATATTGTCTTCGTCTGCTGTTCCTTCTTGGCTAACAAATGACGAAGTTTCTTTTATAATCTTAATACCTTGTAAATCCAAATCAAAATAATTTTTAAATAATTCTTCTTGAGTATTAAAATAATCTGGATTAGCTTTCTTTGCTAGTCTCTTTAATGTAGCTATATTATATATTTGTCCTTCTGTTTTAAACTTGTCAAATCCTTTTAATATTTGATTATCGTTCTTATTATTATTATTTAAACTAGCCCAATCTGCCCAATCTTTAAGAACTCCACCAGCTCCACGAATAGCAAAACCAATACTCATAAAATCCTCATAACTAGTTTTATTATTTGGTATTAAGTATAGATATTGTTTATATAATGAAAAGTTTTTCAGATCTACATAAGATAGTTTATGTTTATTTAATAATGTATTTTTATTATCGTAGTTGAATGATTCAAATGAATTTGTTTCTACTTTTGGTTTAGCTTCTTTAGGTTCTTTAGGTTCTTTAGCTTCCTTAGGCTCGTTTAATATTTCTATTTCATCTCCGCACCATTCTAATTCTTCTGCATCTTCTGGTATGTACTGGATAACAGTATCTATTATCTGACCTTTTACCAATTTATTAAATCGCTGTTTGTCGTGTTTTTCTTTCCATGCATTGACACATCTCATTTTACCTCTTCTATATGGCAGTTTATCGATATTCAAATAATTAAGAGTTTTACTAGTTTTAATATCTGTTATAGAACTTAGTATTTTCTTAATCTTATTGTATTTATTTCCAAATACAATTTTTTTCATTGTAGCTAAGTCATTACAATACTCATTGATATATATAACTCTATAAGATAGCTTATGACTTTTTAAGCTTGATGCTTCCATAATACTTACATTTTTAATTTTACATAGTTTTTCTAATATAGCTTTATTAGTAGCCTCAAACGTATCAATATTATAAAAACCATCTTCGAACTCACCGTCAATATCTAAAAATATTCTATTAGGTTTATCTTCAATATATTCAAAATAATTAGTAATATTAGATAGTTCATTTATATCAATTGTTTTAATTGCTTCCTTATTGTCGATATTAGTATATAAACCCTCGATAACTTTAATATTCATATTATACTATAGTATATTTAAATTTCTTTAGACGAATTTAAATTCAAATTTTCTATAGTATTTTTTAATTTTTTTTCTTCTTTTTTTTTCTCGTAATACCTTTTCGCCTTCTCTTTATTTTTTTGTTTAAATTGTTCCTCGTTTTTATGTTTATTATAATAGTTCAAACTATACACCTTATTAATACTATTATATTTCTCTCTATTATTATCTCTATATTTTTTAATTGAAAGCTTCTGAGCCTCAGTATATTTTGATTTTTTTATTTCGGTTTGGTTATCCATTATTATATATACTATGATATTAGATTTTAAATATTATTTTTCTATACTAATTTTTAAATATACTATGAATGCGGGTAGGAAAAATGATTATGTTTGAAATAAGAAAGGATTTTCACCCGCACACCTAGTATAGAAATATTTAATATACTATGAATGCGGGGTAGGAAAAATGATTATGTTTGAAATAAGAAAAGATTTTCACCCGCATACCTAGTATAGAAATATTTAATAATATTTTTTGAATTTTATATATAATTAATTACTAAAGTAATTATATATAATCTTAGTATATTAATATCCTAATGTTTCTATTAAATAGACATATCCATCAATATTTTTAGGATTTTCTCTAGTTTCATATTTTCTATCTGGTAATTCTACATGTTCTATTAATGAACCTTTTAACATATTATTAAATAACATATGATAGTTTTGGGCTATTCTCGGCGAACCTTCTATAAATTGTTTAGCACTAATAAACTCCTTAGCATATTTAAAATAAATATCTCTAAATACATCGTATGTTAATCCTTTATTATATATTAGATTAGCTAAATCAAATTTATCAGGAACATCTAATTTATTAGATAATAAAATAAAATTAACCTCATCGCCTCTATACGATATTTTACCTTCTCTCATAATATTCAATGTTTTAAATATATAATCGTATTTGTTCTCTAATGGTGGATACATTATAATTAAATCATAATCATTATTATTTAGGTTAGCATTTATATAATTAGTTTCAAGTATATTAACATTTTTATTTCCTGAAAATTTCTCCTTCATATAATCTACTTTCTTTTTATTGTTTTCTATTCCTGTTATTTTTAATTTTGGATTAATTGAACTACATATTTCAATTATTTCTCCTAGTCTTGCAGTTGGATCTAACATATTTTTAGATTTCTTAATAAGTTTAATCATTTCTTTATTTTCAAATATTTTTTTTAATCTTGCTTCATAAGATATCTCATGAAATCCAACTAATTTTTTTTCTTCTTGTTTTGGTTTAGGTGTTGGCCTTCTTATTTCTGGCATGTCGAATTTTCCTTCTAGTTTAGGTTTGGGCTTTTCTTTTAATGCTTTTTCTATTTCCTTTCTTTGTTCTTTTGCTTTTTCTGCTTCTTCTTTTAGTCTTTTTTCCTCGTCTTTTAATCTTTTTTCTTCTTCTATTGCTTGTCTTAATATTTCTGCCTTTAATCTTTCTTCTTCTAATCTTTTTTCTATTTCCTGTCTTTTTTCTCTTGCTCTTAGTGCTTTTTCTTTCATTAATCTTTCTTCTTCTAATATTTCTTCTTTTGTTAATTGTTTTGGTTTAGGTTGTTCTGGTTCTGGTTTTGGTTTAGGTGGTTCTGGTTTTGGTTTAGGTGGTTCTGGTTTTGGTTTAGGTGGTTCTTCTCTTAGTGCTTTTGCTCTTTCTGCTTCATATGCTCTAATTTGTTCCATTTTTTTTTTATCTACTTCTTTGTCTTCTTCTTCTTCGAATGTAGTATCAAATGTAAATTCTTTTCCATATTTTATTTTCATAAATTTTAAATATTCTTTTCTTTGTTCTATTGTCATTTGGTCTGCGAAAAATTGTTCAAAATTTGGTGTCATTTCTTCTGCTGGAGTATTTCTATCGACATAACCCGCATCTCTCATTTCTTCATATAATTTAGGTGTATATCTTACATATTTAGAATTATTGCCTTTACTCATAGGTAATCTATAACCATAATTATAATATAAGTCCGCATATTGTTTTTTAATTGCTTCCCAATTTGATGAAGTTGAATAATTAACACCGTTTCTATTGTCCCAAAGTGTTTTAGAATTTGGTTCAAATTTTATTAATATTTCGTTTTTTAATTCTTCTATAGGTTTTGTTTTTCCTTTTGGTGCTATTTGTCTTTCTAGTGCTTGTGCTTGTGTTTCTGGTTTTGGTGCTGGTTTTGGTTTTTGTGGTTTTGGTTCTGATACTGGTGCTGATACTGGTGCTGGTGCTGGTTTTGATACTGGTGCTGGTTTTGGTAATGTCTCTAATTCTTGTTTTATTATACCAATTAATTTAAGATACATACAAATTAAATCTGCTTTTCTATATTTACTAACTGGTATAGATTTATCTATATTTTTTATAAGTTTATTTATTTCTCCTTTTTTAAGTTTTAATAATCCATCAAAACAACTCATATAATTTAATTTGTGAAAAAATAATTTAATTTTAAAAAAAATAATATAGTATATTAATAATATGGAAAAAGAGGAAATTTTGAAAAAGTTAGGATTAAGAGAACCAACAAAAGAAGAAGAACTATCAGAAGATAAATTAAATTCATTAATAACTATTGAAGTCATAGACGAAAAAGAATTATTAAAAAAGAAATGCGATGAATTATCTGAAAAATTGAAAAATTTAAATGAGTGCGTAGCTACATTAACTAAACAAAATGAAGAAATGAGATCACTTATAGCTAATATTTATGAAAAAATAGGCTATTCAGATAGCGAAGATGAAAGCGATGAAAGCGAAGAAGAATTAAACGTTTTAGATTTATCTCAATCAGTTGTAGAAGAATTAGAAAAGAAACAAGATTAATTTTATAAATATTTATTATGTAATCTATTATTATATAATAAATGTCAAAAGGTATAAAACATGGTTTAGCAAGTGAAGAAAAAGAAAAAACCAAACTATATAAAAATATTTTCAGGCGAAAAGATTATCCATATGACTATACATATATCGAGACAGCTATGATAGATAATATAATCTATGATCCAACAAAAGTAGAAAGTGTTAAACTACATGAAAAAAATAAATTAATATTATATGGTTCTCATGTGTATAAGGGTAATGTATTAGCTGGAGATATTGATTTAATGGAAATTATCCCTAAAATGGAACAAGCTAAAGCCTTACAGTATGTTATGAATAATTTATATTACGATGAAAATAATAACAATCGTTTTTTCTTAGGAGATATTAAATGTGGTTTAGTTTCAAAGTTTAAAGGATTAGCAACATATATAGGAACTTTGAAAGATAAAAAAGTAGTTGGATATAATTATGATGCTTGTAAGTATGCATTTAATCTATCTAATGATTTTACAGAAAATAAATTAACATTACCTAAACAAACAAATACAATAGCCGAGAAGATAGATTATTTAAAATGTTATCAGTTAGCTCACGAACTAATTACGAGAAGATGGACACCAAAAGAAATTTTAGAAGGTTTCCAAAAGAACGACGATGGAACTGATTATCCATTATCTCAAGCAGTCTACGAAAGCGAATTAACTAAATACGATGTTTTTCATATAAATAATTCAGTATATACTGAAATTACAAATACATTAATCGATGAAAGTAATGAGAAAAATATAAATGAAGATTTTACGAATGGAGTTATATTAAATATGTTAATTCAATATTATGTAAAAGATAATAAATTAAAAGCTATTAAGCGTCTTTATGCATTAGAGAGAATGAATGGTAATATAGATATATGTTTATTACTACATGATTTTACTCAACGCTCCTTAGTTGGAAAATATAACGATATCATAAACCATTTAAAAGTCTTTATTTATATAATTGAAAATTATGCTCATACATTTGCTATGAATCCAAATGATGCAAGAGATAGGAAATTAATTTCTCATATTACTTACATTCAATCATTAATTTTAAAATTATATAATCCCTACGATAAATATTTAACTGAAATTAATAAAATCATAGATAAATATATATATACAAAAGAAGCACTATATACAGGAGAATATAAAGCAGTAAAAACATGTTTATATTATTGCGAGAAAATAATAGAATATTTTTCAAAAAAAATTGATAAATTATGCGATGAATTTATAAAAGCTAATAAGATTAATTTTCAAGCTTATTTATAATAAATGGATATTAATAAATATTGTGAATTTTGTAAAAAAAATGTAGATAATAATAAATGGGTTAAACATTGTTATACTAAAGCTCATAGAAATAATTTTAGATTTATAAATCAAAAACCATTATTAATAAAAAATAATGAAATATCAATCCAAACAATCAAATTAGATTGTTTAAACTTATTAGAGGATTTGAATAATTTAATTAATAAAATAAAGACTTTAGAAAAAACATAATTTTTATTTCTATTAATATTATATATATATATGGATTATAATACTGATATGTTTGATAAACCAAGTTTCAAAACTAAAAAAGGTAAGGGCATTGTAGACGATGTTAAAAATTTTGTGAAAAAACATAAAAAAACATTAAAAACAGTAGCAGGAGTAACTAGCGGAGCTCTAGGAGCATTAGCTCTAGGAGCACTAGCAACTAGGAAAGGTAAAAGAAAAGAAATTCCAAGTATTGAGAAAGATAGAGCATTTAATTTTTTTGATACTATAAATAAACAAAGAGAAGGAGAAGCAGAAAATAGGTTCCCAGTTGAAGAAGAAGCGAAACGACCATCTACTAGAAAAACTAGTCATGTGTATAGAATTCCTCAGGCTGTCCCTATATCTGAATTACAAGTTAGAGAAGATATAAAAAATCCATTTGGATTAGAAGGATATACATTAAAACCACATCCACCAAGTAAGAAAGGAGCTGGAAAGAAAAAAAGTTTATTAAAAGCTGTTCATGCGAAGGCGAAGCCTCCGCAAGTAGAGCACGGGGCTTTGCTCCGTGCTGTTCAAGCATATAAGAAACAACATGGATGCACTTTAAAAGAAGCATGGAAAGCAATTAAGGAAACACATGGAAGCGGTATCATAGACGATGTTAAAAATTTTGTAAAAAAAAATAAAAAGAAAATAATAGCTGGATTAGCTGGTACTGCTGGTTTAGTAGGTGCAACTGCTTTAGGCTCTCATTTATATAATAAACATAAAAATAAAAATGCTTTTGGATCTCATAAAAGTAGATTATTAGTCGAACCTATAAAACCTATTGAAGATGTAAAAAATGCTCGTAGTAGGAGAAGTAGTCTAATACATGAAAACGCTTTAGATTTTATAGATGTAGGGGAACCACCTATTTTAGATTTTTCAAAACCATATAGCGGAGCAGGAGTTTTAGATAAAATAAAAGAATTTGCTAAAAAACATAAAAAGAAAATAATAGCTGGTACAGCTGGTTTAGCAGGAACTGCATTAGCTGGAACAATAGGAGCCTTAGCTCATAGAGAATATAAAAAACGTAAAATAAATAGAGAATTAGCAAGATTTTTAAATGTAGGCGATCAGAACTTAGATAGACCTGCTTCTCTTCCTTTTCTAGAGCCTGAAGAAGGAAAAGACGACTACGGACATAGGTCATCGGCCTTAGATGTATTTAGACATGAAAGCGATAAGCCTTTAGAATTTCCAGAAGAGGAGAACGTTTTTAGGCCTAGAAGTTGGACACAACTAGCAGAAAATTACGACGACGAAAAAGGAGCTGGAGTTTTTGATAAAATAAAAGAATTTGCTAAAAAACATAAAAATAAAATAGGAGCATTAGCAGGAGCAACAACAGCCCTAGCTACTGGAGCTCTTTTAGGACATCAGTATATAAGAAATCAAGATTTATCTCGATATAATAACTTATTACAGGAACGCCTTAGAGACGCATGGCTAAGAAATCTACAACTAGAACCAATAAGAGAAGAAGCACAAGGACCAGGCGGGGCAGGATATAAAAAGCTACCTAATCCTAATTCAGAATCTGGATTATGGGAAGGCGACGAAAATTATGAAAAACCATTATGTCGATGTGGTAATGATAGCGATAAAATTTTAGATAGTTTAGGTGGAGCTCATTTAGGTAAATTAATAATGAAAAACCCTAAACATGGTTTAGGTTTAATATCTTCTCTACATAGTGGAATAACTACAGGTTTTAATTTCTTAGGTAGTTTGACTTTAGATACATTAATAGAGATTGCTGTTAGATTAGTAGGCGAACCATTTAGAAAACCTATTACTAGATTAGTGAAAAAATATGGTTGGCAATCTATAGCAGTTATTAAGAAATATGCTCATAAAGGTTTAACAGCTATTAAGAATGCTCTAAAAACTGAAATGATTAAAAATGGTCATGGTTGTTGTAGTGAATGCGAAAACCATTTAGAAAAACAATTTTTAGGCGGTAGATTAAAATACGATAAATATGGAGGTGGAGTTTTAGACGATATGGCAAATTATATAGTAGGAGCTTTGCATCGTGTTGGAGGGGTGGCTGAAGCAGTCGTTCCGGGCCTTATAGGTAAAGCTATTGGATACGTTCCTAAACAAGCTGGAAAATTAGCAGAACTTTTATCCCCTAATTATAGATTTAAAGACCCTTATACTATCGGAGATGGGTATGGAGGTAGCATGTGCGGAGGAAGTAGCACATTTGAAAAAATAATGGATTTAATACCTTTTGAACTATTAGGCGAGGTAGCAATACAGAAAGCTCGTCAGTCTATGGGCTTTCCTTCTGAATTCGATAGAAGAAAAACAAAGAAAGGAGGTAAAGGAATTCCACGAACTGTTAAAAAAATTGGTGCTTTAGTTCCATGGGAAATATTAACAGGAATATTAGCTCAATTTTTAAATATTCCAGAATATGGTATAATACCTGAAAGACATCGATTAAGATGGCCAGACCCTGAAGGAGGAGCAGAAATGAGTATATTACCATACGAGGAAACAGCTAACGATGCTAAAATATTACCTTATTATGGAAAAGGTAAAACTCAAGATCCTAATATGAATCAAAGTAGTAAAATAATGGCTCCTAATCATAATTCAGATTATAAAGCATTCTCTGCAGGTATGACTAGATTAGGTGGAAAAGCTAAGAAATCTAAGAAATCAAAAAAATCTATGAAAGGTTATGGGCGTACAGGTGGAAAATCTAAAAAATCTCATAAAAAGAAATTAACAAAAAAAGCGATAAAAAAAATTTTGAAAATTTTGAAAATTTAAAAATCATATCTAATTATATTATATGAGTAATTTTGGTTTAAGTTTAACAAATGGAAGAAGACTAGCAATTTTAAAAACACAAACTAAGAAAAATAATCAGTATATATATTTATATAATCCTAAATATATATGCTCGTCAGATTGTAAAAATGAGAAATCTTGTAAATGTACTGGTAGTTCTTGCGATACTTTAAAATATCATAAAGGATATGACGGACAATTATATCAAAAATTAAATAGCCCTCCTAATAGTAAATTTATGGTAGCACCTACGAACATAGTTCATAGTGTTTCAAATTTATTTATAACAGGAGCTCAGGGGTCAGGAAAAAGTGTATTTTGTAAAGATTATTTAAAAGTATTTTTAGATATCTATAAACAGGCACCAATATTTTTAGTAAGTGAAGGAGAAAAGGACGAAGTATTAGACCCTTATATAACTAAAAGAATAAGCCCTAATAGTATTATAGAAGAAGATTTAAAATTTTCAGATTTTCAAGATATAGCAGAAGAATATGAAGCAATAGCTATTATATTCGACGATATAGATGCTCTGCCCTCTGATAAAAAGAATGGATTTTTAAAAAAGAGAGTTTATGAACTAATGAACTCAATTATTAATAATAGTAGAAAATATAGAATTCATGTTTTATTTACTAGTCATAATGCTATGGAAGGAACTTATACTGGAACTATGATCCGAAGCTGTTCTAATTGGGTTTTCTTTACTAATACAATTAATAAAAATATAGAAAGATGTGCCATTAATTATTTTGATTTTAATAAAGCACAATTTAATAGATTAAAAGAATTAGCCGAGAAAGAAAATTCACACTGGATTAGTGTAGCTACAACAATACCAAAAATCATAATTACTGAACATAGTATTTTTAAATTAGAAGATTTATAATCTATACTAAGTGTGCGGGTGAAAATCTTTTCTTATTTCAAACATAATCATTTTTCCTACCCGCATTTTTAGTATATATATAAAATATATTATTAAAAATCTTATTTATATATAATGAATGAAAGTATATCAAATAGACAAATAAAAAACCTATTTAATAATAAATGTAATTGTATATCTTACGACGAACTACATAATTATAGGTCATTAAAACAGTTGTTATATCCTTATGGATTTGCTATTGTATTATATATATGGGATGATATTCCTAATTATAATGGTCATTGGGTTTATATAGGATATGGTAAGAACAAAGACGAAGGAAAAATAATTTTATTCGACAGTTTAGGACACGATGATTTTAGTTTAAATAAAAAGGTAGATTATCCAACCTCTATAAGAACTCACCAAGACTACCCATATTTAAGTAAATTAATATTAGATAGTAAAAGTGATTTATTATATAATCCAAATCAAATACAGCAGTCTAATAGTGCCGTTTGTGCTCGTTATTCTTGTTATTGTGCTTTAAATTTAGATAAATTTAAAGATTTTGAAGAATTTTTACAATTATTTAATAAATCTAGATTACAAAACGATAAATTAATATTAAATTTAACCGAGCGTTATTTTTGAAAAAAAAAATCTATACTAATATAATTATGTTTAATAAATTTGATTTTGCTAAAATTTATAAATTAACAAATGATACAACTAATAAAATATATATTGGTTCAACTTGCGAACGATATTTATGTAATAGAATGGCAAAACATAGAAATAATTATTTAAGATATACTAATAATAAAACACATAAAACAACAGCCTCAGAAATATTAAAATTAGATGGTATAACTAAAATAGAATTATTAGAAAATGTAATATGTACTAATTTACAAGAATTATGCAAGAGAGAACGATATTATATAGAATTAAATAAGGATATAGTAGTAAATAAAAATATTCCAACAAGGACAGCTAAAGAAAGAGAGCAAATAAAAAAAATTAACAATAGTTTAAATTAATATATATTAAATTTTTCTAACTTTTAATATATATATGTCTGAAACAAATACACCTATTTATATAAATTTAGCTGTTAATACTGGTATTAATAGTAATGCTTCTCAGAATTTAGATAATAGTCCTGCTGAAATAAACTTCTCTAACGAGGATGTTATAGCGGTAGATCCAAGTCAATATTATTTAAGTTTAAATAGAGCATTATTAAACACAAGTCTAATACCAATGTATATTTTTCCTATTCAAAATGGTAAAACTCAAACAGATATTAATTTAAGTCCTTTTAAAATTAGGTTTGAATATTATAATGCTTCAGGATTATTAATTTATGGTTTAACTAGTCCTATTATTTATAAATCTCAGGTATTAGATAAAAACCCTTTACCTCCATCTCAAAATAATGGATTACAAGATTTTATAAATAGTCCATTATATTACTATGTTTATGATATTGATTGGATATTAAATATATTTAATACTAATATTAAATCAGTATTTGCTACATTTTGCACTAATTTATTAGCTTCTGGTGTTTCAGTCGATAATACACAATTCCCATTTTATACCTATAGTAGTTCTACTCGTTTATTTAGTTTGAATTTTCCAGTATCTTTATACGACCAAAATGCATTCCCTCAAATTAGTTTTTATATGGATTCTACTAGTGGCGATTTATTTGGTTGTCCTAGAAATATATACACTCAGGAGAAAGATACTAATTATTTAATGTTATGCTACGATGTATATAATAATACTGTAGATTATAACGATGAAAATTATTATACTATGACTGCTTCCCAAAATCAATTTAATATTTGGTGTCCAGTTAAACGAATATTATTTAGTATTACTGATTTACCAGTAAGACTAGAGATAGAAAATTCATTTACTAATATAGCTTTTACTGCTCAGGATAATAATAGTTTAAGTTCTATCAATAGACCTAATCTAAATATATTCTTCGATTTAAGCGTAAACCAAGATGAATGGGCTTTGAATAGAAATGTAGTTCAGTATGCCGTTAGTTCTATTGCTGAAAGTCGTTTAGTTAATTTGGGCAGTGGTTCATATATTAGAAACTTTACAATTAATATTTTTTGGACTGATACATTTGGTAATTATAGACCATTACTAGCCTCTCCAAATTCTCAAAATAATCTAAAATTAGTTTTATATTCTAAAAAGACTATGCTAGTATAAAATATATAAGATTTTTTAGGATTTAGTTTTTTATTTAATTATAAAATTTCTCTTTTATAATTATATATATAAATGTCTCAAATGCCTTTAGCAACTGTTATAGAGCCCGTTCTCGATTTTACATCTAAGGAAAGTTATTTAGTCCATAGTAATAAAGCGGATGCAGGTTTCCAAAATCAAATTCCTATTAACTCTTATTCTGGTTCTCTTATTAGTGTTAAATTAAATCTTAGTAATGCTTTAGCTCAAGTATTGGATAGAATTATAACTATGGACTGTCAGGTGCAGTATCAAGTTTCAGGATCTCGTCTTAATGCTTCTGCTAATACTCCTCTTCTTTGCGATAATGAGTTCGGTGTGAAATCTAATGCTTTTCAAAAAGCTTGTTCAATTACAACTATTTTAATGGGTTCCGCTTCTTCTTATTCTTTTGATACTCAAAATGGTATTATAGTCTCTGCTCTTGAAGCAAGTTGCCCAATGATGCCATATTCTAGACAATTACAGTCCATCGATAATACTATGATAGATAATGTAATGAATTTCGACGATGTTCTCTATACTAATAGAAGTGTTTTAGGTTTGTATAGTAGTAATACTGGGTGCGACCTTGGTAGAGCTTCCTACGATATTGAAATACTTACTAATACTCCTACCTCTGCTACTTTTAACGTGAATTATAGATTTTATGTAGCAGTAGCACCTTTGATATCTACTATTCATGTCAATTCTAATGAAATTGGTTTTACTCATATCGATAGTTTGAATCTAAACTTCCAATTAGGAAACTTGGCAACTAGAACTCTAAGTTTTGCCAGAAGTACTAATAATGGTATTCTTAAAATAGATAATATTAATGCTTTGTTCGGACCAAATTTTCCAGTAAGACAGCCTACAGTTCAATTTACAACCTATAACATTATGAAGGATTTCGTACTCCCATCGGAAGTAATGTACCCACTACCTGTGTTAGACCGTTATTCGACATTAGTAAGTATCCCTAGAGGAACTTCTGCTATTGTTTCTACACCTGTCGTTAGTTTGAATAGTGTACCCTCTTATGTTCTTTTATTTGCTTGTTATCCTACCAATTTATACAATTCTCAAAATATTACAGTTCCTAATGACCCTAATCCTGTCCATGCTACTCAGTTAACTGATACATTTTGCCCTATATCTGCTGTTCAGGCTCAAGTTAATGGAGTTCAATTGCTATCTAATTCTACATCAGAAACTCTATACCGTCAATATTTGCAAAATGGAGGCAATAAGACCTATCAAGAATTTAGAGGAACTAAACTCATTAAAACTCTTTTGGATCCTAGCGGACAACCTAAATACCTCTATCCTGCTTCTGCTCCTGTTAAATTGAACTTCTCGAATGACTTAATCGTCCGTTCTCCATCTGGTGGAGTTCTTTCACCTGGCTGTAACTATAAGTTCAATATTAGCTTTCCCAGTGTGACTGTGACTAATACTACTCCGTACTCGGATAGTTTAGAACTTTTTATGGTATTCGTGTACCCTCAGATAGTCGTCTTATCTGGGGTAAATAACTCGCAAATTATTGTCGCCCCTCTTAGCGTCGAACAGTGCTTAGCGGTGGAAAATGAAAAGCCATCCGCACACTACTCGCAGGTTAACTCACATGATTGGTATGGTTGGGGAGGTGCAATGCATAAACTTATGAGTCATAGTAAGATCGCACATAAGATTAGAAAACATAGATTACATAGTAAACATATGAAACATGCTATGCAAAGTGTTTTAGGTATGGGTGTCACTGGTGGAAAACATATGAAAAAGTCATCGAGAAAACACTCAAGAAAGTCAGCTCTTAAGTTTCAATAAATTTTCAAATTTATAAAAATTATTATTTATATATTTTCTTAATATATATATAATAATGTCCGCAAATTTAACCTCTAATAATAAATACTGGAATTTATCCGCTAATACATTAAATTTAAATGGATTGGATGTTCAGACTGAAATAGATAATTTAAAAAATCTGGCTGATAATGCTTGGGATAATACTAATTCTGGTTCAGTTGAAACTTCAACTGGTTTAGTTCTTACAACTGATGGCGTTGTAAATGGAGCTATTGCTAATGGTTCTTTATCTACGACATACGACGACCAAACAAATATAACAAAATTTATTGTAGCTAATCCTGAAGCACCTAATCAATTAGAATTGGGAATAGATAAAATAGGTAATGCTTCTATTAGTAATAATAGTCAAAGTATAAATATTAATGGTACTTATTTTAATACTGGAAATGATTTCAGTATAAATCCATTTAATAATAATTTAGTAGTTAATGGAAATGTTATTCTCGATGAAGGTTATGGAATAGCTTTTAATAATTTAGTAGATACAAACAATATGAAAATATACCACGATAGCCCTTCAAATGGAGATTTTATTTTTAATAATGGTGTAGGTTCTAAAGAACAACATACAGGCTCTAGTGGTTATTGGTTCGATAATCAAATATATATGAATGGTGTTCCTATTGGCGGTGGAAACGCTCAATTATTACCATATTTAGAAGCTCTACAGGTTCCAAGTGCTGGAACTTTTAATGTTCCGCCATGTGTTATAAATTCATCTCAAAATTTTTTATGTCGAGGTGATGTTATTTCTTCGTCAAATGCTCAAGCTTATTCATTAAATACATTAGCTTCTCAAATGGCTCAAGTTATTGAAGTTATTAAAAATATGACAGGTATTCAAATAAGTTAACTTTGTTCTATTTTCTCTTCGTCCTTTTTCTCGTGTTTATGTTTATGTTTATGGTGCTTCTTTTCTATTACAATTGTATCAACGCAACAGGTGCTAATACAAGTGTTTTTCATTTTGATACTATTAAAAAATTGTCTTAATCTTTCGCATATATTACTCATATTATATAAATATAGATTTATTATTTTTATTCTATACTAAGAATGCGGGTGAAAATCTTTTCTTATTTCAAACATAATCATTTTTCCTACCCGCATTCATAGTATATTAAATATTTCTATACTAGGTGTGCGGGTGAAAATCTTTTCTTATTTCAAACATAATCATTTTT